CATGATAACAGTGTCTAATTCAATCTCATATTCAGATCCAGGGATCTCGATCGGACGTCTTCTTCCGGAAGCATCCGGTTCACCGAGTTCCATCTTGATTACTTTCATCAGAAGATGTTATTCAAGGCCCGCCACCGGCGTATAGCGAAAGAAAATCAAATTAACGGCGGGCGTTACGGCTTGGACGTAATTGCGTGTCTGTGGCTTTGATACGGGTAGAAACGGTGTATTGGAAGCTATAGACTTATTGTCAAGCTACTACAAAAATAGGGATACGACAGGTGACAAATCATTATTTTAAGGTATTGCAACAGAAAATATATGTAACGAAC